GTCAGTCTTCGTTTACGTTGTAATTCTATGGTTGTTTATCGCGGTAAAAATCCGCGCTAGGGCAGTGAAGTCTGTCATGGTTCTTAGGCGTGAGGTAGCCTGGATCCTCGGGGGTGTACCCTTGAAATATACATTTAAATATCTAAATTGGCACAAATCATGGACGAGTTTTTAATTACAGTACAGGATATTATTGTTAGAAATGAAGATATTTATACAGGAGTTGTAAGAGACTTCCTTCTTGGTGTGTCAGGAGATTTACCTCGGGAATTTTTACGTTTTTCTTTACCATATGTAGAGGTTCCGCTAACCTATACTCTCTTAGGATTGAGTGGTTGGGCGGCCTACAAATTGGCTTATAGAATTGGTTTAAACCTAGGTATCCTGCACCCAGAGGTGACCTTGCCGACTGAACTTAGACAGGTTGTTGTAAGAGATGACGCTAATCAGTTTCTTGCTGATGCAGACTTCGATTCGCATCCATTAGGACGGATCACACAATCTGGTGCTTTGAGGACACAAAAAATACTCTTAGCTATTCTGTTATATTTGACTATATTTAATCAACTGTGGATAGTGGCCTTAGTAGCCTACCTTACCTATGTTGTTTTCTGGAGACGAAAGTCTACAGTTAATCAAGCTCATTATGCAGATTTAATTAGTTGGAGCAGGGGCAGGCAGAAAAATGCCGCATTGTATCATGCAATGAGAGCACGTTTGTACAGGCGATTCTATGCGCAACATAGATTCACTCTGAGTAATGCACGTGTTTTCGCAGATACGTTAGATGCTGCATTTGAAGCTAAATCTTACATGCTGGGATGAAAATCTTTCATATCTGTGCCTGCCGTTGAATCAACGGCAGCACCCTTCGAGGTGTCGCAAGACGCTAGTTTGGTCGTTGGAGAGGATATGAACGGACATCTCGGCACATTTTACAAGACACCAAATGTACCATATCATGTTTGGTCAGCTCGGTCACAAACTAATGACATTTTAGGTTTAACTAGACGCCTATTACGTCCAGTTCCAACCAGGTTTGATCCAAACAGATTCGAGGGCGCCACTGATTATTTCATTCAGCGCGCCCGCCAGCTGCGACCAATGAGTAGGGAGCAGTTGCTAGAGTGCTATGTCGGAGCAAAGAAAACCCGATATGCGCTAGCTTGCGAGAATCTGGCACTAACACCACTTGCTAAACGAGATTTTGAAATCTCTTCTTTCACTAAGCGAGAGCGGTGCAATGATTTCACAAAATACCCTCGCATGGTCCATCATAGATCATATGAGGCTATTTTTGAATTGTTACGGTACATAAAACCACTGGAACATTTCCTCTATAAGAAGAAAATAAGAGTGAATGGTCTACAAAGTGAAACGACCAATGTTGCTAAAGGATTAAATGGCAACAGGAGGGCTGAAATAATAAAACAAAAATTTGAGTCAATCCACAATTGTGAAGTTCTTTCACTAGATTGTTCCAGTTTCGAACTACACACTTCACTAGTTTATCTGTTGTCAGAAAATAATATTATGATGGCACATTATAAACATGATAAGTATTTCAGGTGGATGTGTAGTAATCTCCTGATAAATTTTGGCCGTACAGATAATGGAGTCAGATGGAGTAGGAGAGGTGGTAGAGTGAGTGGAGACGCACACACAGGATTTGGAAACACCTTGTGTATGCTACTTATAGTAACACAGTTTGCTATGGATAATCCACACATACGACTAGATACATTGTCGGATGGTGATGATACTTTGCTTTTCTATGAGAAAGGCACAGTAACTGTACAACAGATCACAGAACACTTTGCTGCAGCCGGTCATGAATTGCGTGTGGACAATGTTACAGACGATTATGAGAAAATATTGTTTTGTCAACACAGATTCATAGACGGAGTGATGGTGAGAGACCCTAAAGAAATATTAGAAAAGGCTCTCACTGTAACAAATTCGTTAACCGAAATATCTCCTAGAGACTATTTTGCATCAATTGGAAAGGGACTCAAGGCAGTCTACGGTGTGATTCCAGAGATTAGGACAGCCGCCAATATGCTTATAGAATTAAATCCAGATGTACCAGCTACAGAACAATATTGGCTAAAACATCCACAAACAGGAGAAATCGAAGTTGGAAGAATAAGCGATATTTTCGACACGGATTATAGTATGGCCGTGGAGGAGGTCAAAAACTTGGTGTCTTTCCTCTGATGGGCAAGCTATTGTCCATACCCAAAGAAATTCTAGAATAATGGGATTGAGGTGTTAGCAGAACTTGGCAAGCGGTAACTGTCCAAGCAGTAAACCTGGTGGTTCGATTCCACTACGCTCTCACTAACGTTCAAATATCCGATCTCTATGACTGTAAAA